CTCCTTCCCCCCGCGCGCGGGGTGATGGTGGGGATGAGGGGGCGCTTCCACAGACTCAGACTCGCGCTCAGATTCGCGGAGAGCCCCCCTCACCCGGATCGCTTCGCGATCCGACCTCTCCCCGCAAGCGGGGCGAGGTAAGGCACCGCTGCGGCGTGTGTCATCCGAGGCAGACATAGGAGAAGGTCCGGTCGGTTTGGGGGTTGTTGGCGTGGGTGACCGTGAAGGCGCTGCCCGCGATCGCGCTCACCCAGCAGGTGCCGGCGGCGAGCTCGGCGGCGGCGTGGGCGGTGCGCGGAAACAGAAAGACTTGCGCGCCGGGGGCGCAGTTGGGGGCGCCGACCGCGGTGGCAGCGGCGAAGGGGAGAAGCGTCAGGCTGCCGGCGGCGTTGCTGCGGCCCTGCATCAGCTGGCGCACGGCATTCACTATAATGTAGAGCTGCGTCTCCGAGGGCGACAGTTGCGGTGCGCTCATTGCAGACCCATCATTGTTGTCCCTCTTGCACGAGCAGCGGCGCGATGCCGGCCGCGAAGCTCCAGGCCGCGCCGTAGGGAATGACCAGCTGGCCGCGGGCGTAGCGGGCCGAGAGGTTCTGCGGGCAGCGCCCGAGCGCGTCGATCGCGGTCGCGGGGCTCACCGCGGGCACCGCCTGCAACGTGTCGCGATGCGCGACCGCGCCCAGCGCCGCGAGCGCATCGGTGACCGGACGCAGGCCCTGCACGCGCACGCGCGCGGTGCCGTCGCCCTGCTCGGCCGTCTGCAGCGTGGCGGCGAGATTGGCGCCGGCATAGAAGCCGATCGCATGTGCGCTGCTCACGCCGCACAATTGCGCGAGCGCGCCGGTCGAGATCGAGTCGAGCGAGAACGGCAGCTGATCGAGCGAGCCCCCGATGGCGCCGCCGCCCGTATAGGCATGCACGAAGCTCGAGCCGACAAGATCGATGTGGGTCGCGTCCACGATGGTGAAGGCCCAGTTGCCGTTGGCCTCGGTGGTGCCGGTGACGCCGTAGACCTCGACGCTGTTCTCGATATTGAGATTGGTGCTCCCCGCGCCCGATCCCGCCGTGAGGCCGCTCACGGTAAGGCGGACGAGGCCCGCGCCGTTGCTCGCCGCATTGCTGATGGTGATGACGCCGGGCGCGATGGCGTCGAGGTTCTCCAGCGTCAGGCCGGGCTTGGCGAGGGTGGCGAGGTATTCCCCGCTCATCAGCACGAGCGTCGCGCGCTGCAGCATCCAGTCGTAGATGATGATCTTGTCGAACAGCCCGGCCTGGCCGGCCTGGGACTTGTAGGCCCAGTAGACTCGCGGCGCCTTCGGGTCGGCGGCGCCGATGATCAGCTGCGGATTGGCGGCGTCGACGTCGGCGAAGAAGAAGCGGTCGAATTTCTCCTTGCCGATCGGGACCGGCGTGCCGCCCGGCGCGATCACCTTGAAGCCCTGGGTCGAGCAGAAATAGGTCTGCCCGCCCGCGTTCACCGCCGAATAGGGCGCGAGCATGCCGTCGCTGCTCGACACTTTGAGGATATCGAAAACGGTGGGCGAGCCTGGGTTGAAGGTCATGCTGCGGATCGCGGAATCCTGGAACACGATGCCGTACTGATCGCCGCCCGCGACCCCGCGGGTGAGGCCGCCATCGGCCAGATCCTGGAAATTCGATTGCGCCGTGACGTTGTCCCAGGTGGTGGTCTGATTGAGGCCCGACCACTGCACCCGGTAGGGAAACGACAACAGGCCAGAGAGCACCACGAAGCGGTTGATGATCGCCACATAGGAAGCCTGCGGCGGCGCGCCGCCGAGATTGGCGAAGGCGGTCGAGCTCGTCAGGTCGAACACCTGCGGGGGGACGTTCTGCTGGACCGCGATGACGAAATTGTTGAACTGCACGAATTGCCAGTTGAAGCTCGCCGAGAGCGCCGAATAGTCGCTGCCGCCGAGGCTCACGTCGGTCCAGGCGAAATTCGTGTTGTTGAGCTTGTAGAGCCTGGTCGCGGTGCCGGCGAAGGTCGCGACCGACCCGTCCGCGTTGCGGGCAAAGAAGGTGCCGCGACAGGCCGCCGGCAGCGCCTGCGACAGCGCGTTGAAGTCCGGGAACGGCCCATAGCCGTCGCCGCGCGGCAGCACGTTCTGGATGACCAGCGAGCTGGCGCCGAGATAGTCGGAGACGTCCGGCTTCCATTCGGGAAATGGGAGGAAGGGCATTGATGTTTCCTTGCTGGGCTTAACCCGGGCGAAGCGCCCCTCGCCCCGCTTGCGGGGAGAGGGAAACACGGCAGGGAGGTAGACTAGGACTCGGCTCGGTGAGGGGGCGCTTCCACAAGCTCAGACTCGCGGAAAGGCCCCCTCACCCGCCGCGCACCTATCTCGGGCTTGCCCGAGATAGGCACTCTATGATGCGCAAGTCGGGTAAACCCGACTTGCGTGCGCGTCGACCTCTCCCCGCAAGCGGGGCGAGGTGGCGCAGCGCGTCTGGGGGAGTCATTGGATCAATCGCCGGCTGACCCCTGACCCCTGCCCCCTGATCACGGCGTCGGGCTCATGGTGCGGACGGCGCCGGCGCCGCGGGTCTTGTTGCTGAGCTGCTCGATCTCGTCGAACAGCTCGTCGCGGCGCGCCTTCCAGAGCGCGGCGGTGTCGGCGTTGACGGTGTAGGCTTGCGCCTCGGTGAGCGCGCCGAACAGATAAAGGTCAGGATGCTGGCTCATCAGCCAATTGGTGGAATTGGCGGCGAGCGCGGGGATTTGCTGGAAGTAGACGAGCTCGAGCGCCGTGTTGCTCGGATCGAGCGGCATGGTCCTGATGTTGGCGCCCTCGATGGTGAAGACCTTGGGGATGTCGGTCGGCAGATCCGGATAGGCGGCCTGCAGCCAGGACGGCTCCACATAGGCGAGCTCCTGGCGCGGATTGCCGGTCCAGGTCAGCCGCCGCCAGGCGAGGTAATCGGACGGCAGCGCCGCCACGCCGCTCGACGGCGTGAGCTGCACGCTCGCCTCCTGCTGGCGCACCCGCAGGCGCCGGTTCGCGCAGGCCTCGAACAGCTGCACGAAATTCGGCAGCACGGCGGCGAGATCGGAACGCTGCAGCCAGTTGCCGAGTGCGGTGGTGAGGTCGGTGTACGTTTGCAGGGGCATGGGGTGGTCCTCAGACTTGCAGCTCGCGGCAGCACGGCACAGTGCACCTCGCCCGGCTTGCGGGGAGAGGGCCACGCGGAATGCGGAAAACCAGAACTCGGCGCGGGTGAGGGGGCGCTCCAGCAAACTCGGAGCTGCTCAGACTCGTGGAAGCGCCCCCTCACCCGCCGCGCTTCGCGCGTCGACCTCTCCCCTCGAGCGGGGAGAGGTAAACCGCCGTGCGCGGGGCATAGGCATCAGCTTGTTCTCAAGTCCCGCCAATCCGGGTCGGCGAGCTTCTTCCGCAAAAACCTGTCCCACTCATGGGCCGGCATGCCGAAGACGGGGACGCCTTCCTCCAGCATCCATTGCAGCAGGATGTTGTTGGGGATGGTGGCGATGTGGCGGCCCCAATCGCTCTTCTGCGGCTCGCCGCGCCGGCGCTTGTTGGCCTCGATGATGTCCTCGACGTCCTGGTAGTGACGGACGGCAAGGGTGCCGTCCGTCAGCTTGAGCTGCGTGATGACGGGAGTGCCGCTCATCACCATTCCTCGACCGTCTCGGGCGTCACCGTGAACTGCTCGTTGGCGACCGGCGTGTAGGCGGCGCGCGCTTCGATGAGGCCGTAGTAGGCCGCACCGCCGGCGAGCCTGATCCAGTGCTCGGAGCCGGCCGCGTCGTCGCCAACGTCGGCGCAGCCGTCGGTGAACGCCTTCATGCTGCTGACGTCGATCGAGCCGAGATAGAACGCGGCCCCGCTGGTCGACCAAACCCCGCCGTCGCCGTTGGCGACGCTCGGCACCGCGCCGTAGAGATGCAGGCGGAACTGCGCGTTGGTGCTCGACGTGCCGGACTTGAACAGCCGGATGCGGGAGAGCCGGAACTGGCCCGGCATCGAGTTGCCGCCGACCGTGAACGCCATCGGCACGACCAGGCCCGCGGTCACCGAGTTGGCGACCAGCTGGCCCGCCGCATACGGCGTCGTGTTGTTGGGGCGCGTGAAGCTCTGGGAGAGATTCCAGATCTGCATCAGGGCGACTCGCGGATCACGGCGCAGAAATAGCCGGTGATGCTCGAGCCCGTGCCCCCGGAGGGTGTGAAGGTGATCACATCGCCTTCGTTCACCTGGGCGTTTCCGCCGGCATTGGTCGGGAAGTCCTCGACCGGAAGGGCGCCGGCGCCGGCCGGAATGCTCAGACCGCCCGCTCCGATATCGGAGGCGCTCTGCGTTGTGGTGACGGTGATCGCGACCGTGCCCGTCGTGGTCCCGTTCGAGACCGCGAAGGTGCGCACGATCTTGCCTTTGACCGGCGCGACCACGCTGACCGCAGCCGGCGAGGAGGCAATGCTCGCGCAGTAGGTGTCGACGCCCCATTCATTGACGGGGCGCACATTGGGGAGGGACATGATGATGATCCTTAGTTCATCGCGTTGACTTCGAGGAAATTGAAGACGATGTCGGAGGCGGCGGTGGTGGCATTGCCGGTGACGGCCACCAGGATTGCCGCGCTCTCGGTCGCCGTGATCAGGCTCGGTGCCAGCATCGAGGTGACGGCGGCACCGACCTGGGCTTGATCATGGATACCGATCTGGGTGTTAGACCCGGCCGCGCCATATTTGAACACCGACCCCTGCAGCTGCCAGCCGGTCCCATTGGTAGCGACCGTTCCGGTATCGCAGATTGTGACGCCGCCCGCGCCCACAGTCGAACCGACTACGGCGCTGGCCGGATTGACGATGAGCTTCACACGCTTGTTGTTGGCGGTAGCTGCAAACGATCCTGCTGCCGTGATGGTGATGCCCTTGCCGGCGGCGCTGAATGCGCTGGCAGGCACGGAATAGACCGCCAGCACACTGTCGGCGCCGGTCGCTCCCGGATTGACGCCCGCGGCGCTCACCTGAAGATTGATGTTGCCTTCGCCTCCGAAGTTGGCGGCACTGGCGCCCAGCACCATGCCGCCGGTAGCGCTGCCGAGGAAGGCGCCAAGCTGCGCAGCAGTTACTTTCTTGGTCCTCAGCGAGACATCGGCATCATAGGCATCCCACGCCATATTGGCCGTCGCCGCCGCAATCGCATTTTCGGCGGAAATCGTATTTTCGCTCATGAGAGGAAGTCCTTTCTGAAACGAGAGAGGGCGCCCGCGGAGGGCGCCCTCGAGCTCGGCGGGTGGGTTGGGTTACGACGTCGTATTGTCGAACACGCCGCCGGAGGCCTTCTCGTTGCGGGCCACCAGGGTGTATTCCGACAGGATCTCCTTCCAGTCGGAGTCGCCGGTCTTGGCGAGCGGGAAGGACACAAAGCGGCGCCCGTTGAGATAGGCGACCGCCCACATGTCCATCTGCAGCGCCAGAACGTCGCGTCCCCGCATGAAGCGGTTGGGCGCGATGCGCAGCGTTCCGAAGTCCGACTCGTAGGCGTCGACCGCGGCCACGATCTTCTTGGCCTTGGTGTCCTCGGTGGGCGTGGCGCGGCCCGTGAAGGTCGAGAACACCTGCTTGTTGAAGCCGCCGGTCATGATCACGTCAGGCTTGCCGCCGGAGTTCCAGACCGACTGCAGCACGCCCTTGAGATTGGCCTCGGTGAACAGGCGCGGCGTGCCGTCGGTGCGGGTATTGGCGCCCAGCGCCGCGGCCGGGTCGGCGCCGCCGGTGCCCTTGCTGGTATTGGTCTTGATCCAGGACAGGACCGAGGCGGTGGTGCGGGCGGTCGCGTCGTTGCCGGCGGTCTTGGCCTGGTTGGTGCCGACCAGGATCGCCTCCATGTCGCGCTTGAGCTCGAGGCCTTTGAGCATTTCCTGGTAGGCCATCTCGTCGTCGCGTCCGGCATGCTCGACCGCGCGCTGGGTGCCGGTCACGCGCGGCGTCTTGCGCGAGATCTGGCAGACATTGCCGAGCCGCACCGTCGAGGTGGTGGCATCCGCGATGGCGTCGTCGCCTTCGAGCTGCGCGTTGCCGGTGTTCACGGCGGCGAGCGCCTGGGTTTGCCATTCGTGATTTACGGCGGAGGCTTTCTCCTTCTCGATGCCGCTCATGAATGGGGTTTCGGTCGGATCGATTCGGTAGATCACGTCGGAGAGGTCCTCGCGATTGCCGATCGCCTCGTAGGTCGCGAAGGTGTTGGTAGGAAGTGCCATGGTTGTACCTTTCTGAGGGATGGAACGTCGGGTTACGCGGGTCCTTCA